CGAGTTATTGCTAATAACCGTTCAGGCTCGATCTTAGATCAATCCTTGATACGATTATCAATAAATAACTCAGTCTTTGGATAATACTGATTATCTGTCATTAATGGATCAATTAAATCCTTATACTTAATAAGATACCAACTCTTTGGTTTGTAATTCTTTAAGAATCTTTCTTTCAAAAAGAATTCTCACTCATTAGAGTTAGTAATATTATTAAGATAAAGATCAAGGCTTCCTTTTAACTCATTACAACCATCCTTATGACAAGGATGAGGATTGTAAAGTCAATTAAAAGGTCTGGTTCACAACTTAGACTCAACATCGATGTATGCAGGTTTATTCCTGAACATCTTTGTTAAGGAATCTATATCTTCACCTCTAAGAATATCTAAATCTGAGAAAACGTCATTTATAACAAATGAATTGTTTATCCAGTATTTATTTAACAATTGAAGAGAAGCATTAGCTTTATCTTCCATTGCCATTCATAAAGGTGTAGACATCATTAATGTTTGAATATCGTCGGGGATGAGTAATCATCTTCCTTCAGTATTCGTATATAATGATGCTTCTTTATATAGATTCGTAAGTTGACTCATAGTAGTCATAAGACTATTATAAGAATCATAAGCCTCCTTAACCATTCCTAATCTGAATAAGCCTTGTAGAAATACAGGGACATATTGTTCATTAGGAACTATAGTGCTATCATCTTTTAACTTATAACAAATGTATGAACGGAGTTCATCATAAGTTACAAGATTAAAAGTGTAACGTATAGTATGGTTAAAATCATACAAGTACCTTCACATGGTATGGTATGACTTACGTCTACCACGTCATTGAAGACCTTGGTACAATTTACAAACTAGATCTAGGACTGAACTTGAATTAATTGGTAATTTTCTAAAATAATTAAAAACTTCTAAATATACTAATTTAGGATGTTTAAAATTATTAAGAACACCTCTTAAAGGAAATCCAGTGACTTCTTTACCATTTTTGATTCATCTCTTGGCAAATTCATATGTATCTTTAGATACATGTGTTTTATGTAAAGAGATATCAACACCTAATCTTGTCATGATTTTTATATAATTATTAGCAACTTTACTGTTTTTTATAACAATATCGTCACCTAAAATTATATAATCTTCAAAAGTTGTAAATCCAGCCTTTCTGGCTGCAAATGCAACAACAAGATGATGAGTGATGGTAAAAGCGGCCCAGCTACTATATGCTCCCATTGGTTGACCTACAGAATATGAAAATTCTGAACCTTCACTATTATAAAATACTCTTTTTGTTAAAAGTTTATTTCAATTATTAGCAAAGGAGCTATTTTTTCTTTTCTTAGTATTCTTAGTGAATACAAAAGAAAGAAATTTAGCTTGTAAACCAACCGGGAAACGGTCAGTTGCTGCACTCAGATCAAGACTATAGAAGGGCTCATTAATTGAAGCAGAACTTCATGACTTAAAAGGGTCTTGAGTAAAAGTTCTATCACATGGTAATTTTCTTAAACAAATAAGTAAAGAATCATGTATAGGTCTTAGAATACATTGGCTAAGGTAATCAACCATAGCAATAATTCTAAGCTTTAACTCAGGATCTTTAACAATACCCAACTTCCCTGTATATTGACAGCGGATATCATTTACATCACATAAATAATCAGTGAATGAACTTTTAGCATATTTGAATACAGTATTCAAAGTTGCCTTAAATCCATCATTAACTATATTATTGATATATTTGATTTGATCCTCTGACAATATCCTAGGACTCCAATTACTACCATACGTAGCTGGTCCATTAGGACTAGATTTCGATGATAAGTAAAAGGAATTTCTAGAATATAAAGGTGGTTGAGTAGCCAGATCATAACGCTTAACAAATTCTTCTATAAAGGATATCGGAATAATTATCCGTTTACCTTTAGAAGGATTTGTTATAGTGGAATAATCCGGCTTTAAGTCCAAACTTTCTTTCTTTGTAGGTTTTACAGATCTTGTCCAAGTAAGTAGAGTTAATAAAATTCTAATACTTGTATTATGATCTAATAAATCCTTAAGATAAAGAAAGCGTGAAGGAAAACCTTTAGTTAATTTGATCCGAACACTTTGGTTAACCAATAAAGGTTGACCACACATATACCGTGTAATATGAAGCTTTACAGCCTTATAATACGCGATAGTATATTTTATACCACTCTTTTTACGGAGTGATATAAAAGTGTCTATATAATGATCGATAATATGTTTTATCTCAAAATTAAAGATTAATTTTATTATTCTATAAATAATTAATTTTTGATTTTTATAAGACATATTAAGTGTAGATTTAATTGACTACATTACAGGTTAGATAATTTAATTATCTGTTAAGGTATACTCTGTGACTTTCGCCACATTATATTTCTTAACTTTAAGTTATCAGAACCCTGTGTATAGTAGACTACTTATTTAAGGTAGCCGTAGTCACCACAAGACTACTTTACGGTCTGATACAAACCGTATCTCACCTGAAGTAATTCCTCTTAAGAGGCCAACAGTTCAATCTAAGTTTATTTCTTAGATCTACCAGAGTAAGGATTTCCACCTTACTTGAGAG